GGGCACCTAATGTTAAGAAAAATGGAGCTTTTGAAGCATATATATTACGAAAATCTTCTATACTAAAGTCTTTAAAATAATCGATATCTATATGATACAAATGTTTAAATACACGCAATTTGCCGTGCTTTAGAATCTCCAAGTTAAATAAATTGTTTCCCAGTTCATGGAGCTTGTCGTAGTAACCGGATAGATATATTTCATAGAATCCATTGAACTTATCAGATGTACAACCACCGATCAGATAAAACGCAAACACTCTGCTAAATGACGTTTGAAGGTCTCTAACTTCGTGCTCTGGATATAGTATTCCTTTCATCAATTCTCCATCTTCTCGATAAATTCTTCCTCCTTTCGTTTGATAACCGATGAACTTGCGATCATCTAAGTTATTGGTTATTATTACCTTCTCAGGTTTAACAGTCAAACCAAAGAAACGTAAACAAGCACGACTGTATCTACTAATAAATTCGTCGAACTCATCTTCAGTTCTATGATCCAAACAAAAAGCGAAATCATCACCAAGCACTTTTTCGTGGTAGAAGTTGACATCAAGGTAGCGCAAAATAGTCTTTTGAATCACTAAATTGGCTAAACTATTGAACAGTAAGGTTATAACTGATCCACTCGGTACACCGCTAGATTTTCTGACAATCGTTCCATTCGGTAACGCCAGTAAGCTATAAATAAAATCGAATTCAACGTGATCGAATAATCTGACTTTCCAATCCTCATCCAAATTAATATTAGGTCTAAAAATTCTTGAGAATATATCCTTCATGAGAAACCTGCATGGTAAATAGTCCCAACCACTGATATCCGTATTAACGAAAGTATCATCAGGCCTAAGTTCCAGAAATTCATGTAATCTCTTCATGCTGTCTTTTCCTGTTAGTATCAAATCTTGAAAGTGTTTCTTGTTAAATATTTGATCATAAAAACCACGAAACAAAGAATTCTCTAACAGTGCAGTTTCTGCTGCTCCCATCCAAATCGGTCTCGATTTAACTTCATCCACAGGTGAAAGATGACCACGTTGTCCTAGTTTATATGGTATCTGACTCAATCTCCTTCCTTGTTTCAACAACTGAAAGTTGATCTTTCCTGATTTGATGATTTTATCGATAACATCTCCTTTCGTCTTTCCTGGAAATGAATAACCGGCAGCTCCATTCATTGGAAGCTTGTAAGCGGACTGTTTATAGTCTAAGACTTCTACTTTCCTAAACATCGCGCTAACTTCGTCTAAAACACTTTGATATATCTCATCTATTCCATCGCTAAATACTTGTTTCTTATAAATTGGAGGACCAGCAAAGCCAAGTAAAGAATGTAGAGTTCTACCAATTCTGGGTCTTTTCGTATAGCCACGCAACTGGTCATAATAATCTGGATCTTGGTTCCACAATGCTTCACCAACCCAATGATCAATATTATCCATACTTTCGTTCAGACTAAACTTTCTCCCATCTCTTGATATTATCTTCAGACCATCCGACGCGCTTACTATCTTTTCGAAACACTCCATTGTAACATCGCTGTTCTTGAATTTCTCCCGAACTAGCTTCCAAGTGAATCTATTGAATTTAAGCCTACTGGCGTCTACTTGCTCAACCATTACGCCTCTGTGATATTTACTTGTGTTTTTAATTCTTATAGGTCTTTATATAGGTGGTAGAGGGCTATAAAGTAA